GGCGTTCACATCGACGCCATAGTGCTCTCGCAGGTCATCAGTCCGTTCGACCATCAGCTTGGCCGGCCTGAACACCTCCCAGGCTTGCTTCTCCGTGGTCGCGCCAGAGTAGACCTCGGCGCCGAACTCTCCGTCGGCGACGAACATGTACAGACCCACGCCGCCGCCGATGATCGATTTGCCGTTCTTCCTTGGTACGAACACCAGAATCGTCCGGTAACGGCGGGTACCATCCTTCTTGCGTACCCAGCCGAACGGCAAGCAAACCGAGAAGAGCTGCCAGGGCTCCAGCTTGATCAGCTGCTTCTTTCCGCCCCATTTACCCTTGGTGTGCGGCAGAAGCTGCAGGAACTTAGCGACTTTCTCCGCCTTGGCGGGATCGAATTTGTACGGAAAGTCCTTGCGCTTTGAGGCGGCCATGTCGTCGAGGTGACGCTGGGCCAGCAGCTGGATCCATTTGCAGACGAGGATCTTCCCGGCGACGACATCCTTGGCATACTTTTCGGCCGCCTTCATCAGCGGAAATTTCACCTTGGCCATCACAGCTCCGCGAATGCATTGCCCTTCGGCGCGTCTTTTTTACCCCCGCCCACCTTAGACCGGTCAGCCGGTGTCATGCCGAATTTGCCGAGCATGGCCTCCAGGCGCACTAGCTTGGCGGCAGGGAAATCGAGTGGGTCGTTGCGGAACTGGGCCAGTAGGTTGGCGGCCAGTTCCAGGCTGAGTCGGTCGGAGTTGGTCAGCACGTCCCGCGGGGCGTACTTCGCAATCTCCTTCCAGGCGTGGAGCACTGCTCCGTTGATGTGAGCCGGCGGTGCGGTCAGCTCACCCACCGGTTCGGCATCCTCACGGTGACGCTGGGGGTCTTTCTTGAACGCACCGGTCAGCTCAAGCACGTTGGTCGGCTTGCGCGGTCGGGCCATTTTGAAAACCTGAATTTTGCGGAAGTGGAAAAAAAGCTGAGGGCGCGGTGTCCGAGCGAAAGGGCCTGAACTTTTGACCCTCCCCCTCCCCATAGACGAGATTCCGTCTCATTTTCGCAGTTTTCGATCATTTTTTGATCGACTTCGACTCTCGCTGCGTCTTCGCCTTGTGACAGTCGCGGTTGATCGCCCGCAGGTTGTTGTCAACGTCGGTGCCGCCGTGGGCCAGGGCCACAATGTGGTCAACCTCATGTGCCTCGCGGATGCGGCCGAGCTTGGCGCAGTCGTCACAGCGGCACAGGTACTGATCTCGCTTCAGGATTCGCTCACGTTTGCGCCGCCAAGGGCGGCCACCACGGCCTGACCCCTTGCGTGTCGCCCATGCCTTGGCCTGCTCGGCAGCCAGGTCGGCGTGACCATCGCAGTAGCCGTTGGCGTTGCGATGCAGTGAGCGGCAGCCTTGGGCCCGGCACGGTCGCTGCGGCCTCAGCGGCATGGAGCGCCACTTAAGTAGGTGCTGGGCGGGGCATCGCCGTCACCCTCATCTGCCAGGGCTTCGATCAGTGCCAGGTTCTGGGTCGCGATCTGCTCCAGTAGCGCGGTCTGCTTCTGCTGCTCGGCCAGCACGTCGCTGAAGCTGGGTTGCAGCTGAGCCGTGATGCCCGCTTCAAGCACAATCAGCTCACAACTCAGTCGATCCGCCGCTCCCGCCAGGTGCTGAGTCAGTCGGTCCCGCACCTCGGCTTTGATCGGGAACGGAACGTTGACCACCAACAGGTCGCCCTTCTTCGGGCTGAGCTTCTCGATCTGATGAGAGAAGTTTTCGTGCTCGCTCATATGCCACCTTTGTCCATTTGTTGATCCATTCGCGCCGGGCGGCGCATCCGCTGCAGGCCATTACTGAATCGCTCGGTTCAGAGCCTCATCGGCTTTGTCTGCCGCCTGGGTGGCAGTAGTCGCTGCCTTCGAGGCCTTAGCCGCAGCGCTGTCGGTTCGCTTGGTCAGTTCGTCCATGAGCTTGTCACGCTCAGCCATCGCGGCATCGTAGGCCTGGCGGATCTCGTCCACCTGATGGGACTGGGTACTTGCCATGGCCCAGTAGGCAGACTGCCAACCCAGCACCGCGCCGCCAGCGATCAGCACCACAGCAATGACCCACACCTCCGCGCGACGCCACCAGCGGCGAGCAATGAATTCCAACGCGCACTTGTCCATCAGGCGGTACCTCCAAGCTGGGAGCGAAGCCGGGAAATCTCGGCGCTCTGACTGGTCACCTTCTCGGTGAGCTGGCCCACCTGACTGGTGAGGGCCTCGATCTTCCCTTCCATCCGGCCCACTGCTGCTGCGAGCTCGTTGCGCTCTTTAGCGAACTGATCCGCTCGGGCCTCAGCCAGCTTGCGGGCCTCGCGCTCGGAGTCGAGTAGTTCATTCAGTCGCCGGACTGTGCCGATGTCGGCGTTGTCCATCGCGCGATCGGCTGCATCCTTCGACAGGAATTTGCGCAGCCACAGAAAGCCGCCCAGCAGGACGGTGCCCGTTCCGCCCAGCCAGGTGGCTGTGCCTGGGCCGAAGTCGGTCGGGTCCATCCAAATCTCCAGAGACAAAAAAGCCCGCACTGGGCGGGCAAGGGAGCTACGCAGAAAGGGTTAAATCTGGTGGCTATAGAAGAGCGAGTAGGATTCGATGCCGTCGTTCGGCTGCTTGATGCCGGCGTTGGAGTAATGAATGGCTCTAATGCCCACCTTCTGGGTCTCGCCAATCTTTAGGCCAAGACCGATGCGATCCTCGAAGTTGAAGGCGGAGCCAAGGTCCTGATCACCAGCGGAGGTGCCGGAGAACACCGCAACGCCAATACCGGCCTCAACAAATGGCTTCACATCGCCGCTACCGAATTCATACACGAACACGGGAGCGAACGAGAGCGAGTGAGCGCCACTGGAAGCATCTCCTGCCTCCCAATAGGTATACCCAGCATCCCAGTAGCCGGTGAGACGGCCAACGCTGGACTCAAACCAGCTCTTGTCCCAGTTGAAGCCAAAGCCTACGCGCGCTGTGAGGCCGCCTTGACCGGTCGCTCCGAGCGCCCCCGAAAGCTCAGCGGCTCCGGCGGACGCAGCGAAAAGGGAAAACGCTGCAGCAGTTATGAAGGTTCTCATCACTAGGATCTTCCATGTTTGTTAGCAAGCTAATAGAACCATAGTGCTATCAAAAAACCATTTGTTACAAGGAAAATCTATATCCACAATGCCGCTTGTAGACCTTGGTAGTAACGGAACGGGGATGCTTGCCCAAGTCCCGAGTACGGATTACAAAGAAACATTGCACATTTCGACGCGCTAGAAGGAACTAGAGAATGTCCGCTGGGAACATCTACGTCATCGCCTACAGCCTCCACGGGGAGAGCCGTGAATTCATAGTCCGCGCCGAGCGGATGGATGACGCCGAGGCTTGGCACTGGGCGGCCTGCGAAGCTGGTGTAGGAGTCATTCCTAAATTCACCGCTTCGGATATCAAGAAGGTCTCTCGACCCGCGGCTGAGCGCTTCGGGATAACCGACGTCCAATGGCGGAGGTCAGCCAATCTATGAAATACCGCGTTGACTACAACCTCAAAGGCCATAGCAGATTCTGGATCTGCGATTGGTCTACTAGGCCGAGCGAAGACAATGTACTCACCGCTCTCCTCCGCCTGCATGCCTCCACTGACGCCCTGTCCGAGATGCGCGCACCGCGCCGCTTATCACATGATGATCTGCGCATTGCGGTCGCCGATTTGGGTATCTCGGATGTACGCATTGAGGGGGATAAATAGCTATATCGGGATACCCAGGCCGACGCTGGGAAGTACGCCGGTCACTGCAAGGGCGCCGGTACTCGGCTCGGCCATAGGTGATGCTCCAGAAACGAAAAGCCCCGGTAAATGCCGAGGCTTGAAATAGTTCGCTCGATCTTCACGCCCAAACCCTAAAGTAGTTTCGCATGTCCTTGCGCTTCGGAAACATCGAACAACTGCCTGATAAATTCAAACTCATCAGCAGTCAGACCTCGTTTCGGGGAATGCTCCGCGAGCACTGATGATTTATGTTCTAGTGCGGCTTGCCATGCCTGCTGCCAGATAGTCCATTCGAGGTTGGTAGACACATCCAAATAGCCTTCATTCAACCGGGCAAGCAAATGTTCAGGCCTGGAAGCCTCAAACTGGTCACGCATTGTCTCTTTTTCACGCCTAACGGTTATTCGAACCTAGGGTATCGGCATGGCCACTCACAATTTTAGGCTTATCGCAAAAAATGGAGAATGGATAACTGGCATCGGGAGATCGTCAGAAATTAAAGGCGCCCGCGAAATGGCGAGGCCTTGGAATAAGTTGCGGAGGGCCGGTGCATACCCGGCTTGGTTGGCCTGGATCGCTGGGTCACATACCCCAGACTCTCATCGCGTAGCCGATCAGGGAACGCACGGCTTTGATCCACGCCACTACCGACTTAGCCCAGCTGCCTGAGCGTGTCATCCGCATAAATTGAGGGTCTTCCCCCTCCGCCCGCCGAAGCCGCCCGTAGGCCTCCCTGGCTGCGGCTCCTTCACAAACAAAAAGCCCCGCACAATGGCGGGGCCTTGAAACGAAAAAGCCCCAGCTGTGATGGCCAGGGCTTCTCAGGGTTCGCATTCTCAAGACGCAAAACCGCAATGTGGTGAATTAGATTCTCATTTTCTCACCGCGTCAAGCTGCTTCTGCAATAAGGCCCGCCTCGTCAAGGATGACTGCAGCCGAGGCGAACGCTTTGTCTAGTTCCTGCTTGAGCCATCGCCGAATGTCTGACCTCCACCGGTAAAGCGTTTTCTCCGGCGTAGGCGAGTCGAGATTATCCCAGGTGTGCAGCAGCATGAATCCGTCGGGCAAATTGGTGACAGCCCAGGCTGTGACGCACTTTTGCCGGAACAGCCAATGTGCCTTGCCCGGTGCAGCCCTAGCCACATATTGAATGGCAAGCGCCCTTTCCTGTTGCAGCGACTTGCTGTTGTCGACCTTGTAGAAGGCCTCGAGCATGTTCCAATGCAGCGGCGAAAGTACCCTGTGCAGCAGAGATCGAGTCATCGCGTCCTGAGTTAGCTGATCGAATCTATCCAGCGGGCAAGGGTTCTCTCCCTTTCCTGACTGCGAGCCTGGAGGCTGATACTTGCCCTGCCATGCCTGGCCCTTGTGTAGCGATATTGCGTCGAGCGTCATGGCTCTGACTACGCCGTGTTCGGCGTCACGATAGACCGTCATGCAGCCCTCCGGATGCGGCGAGGTGGCGGGTTGTCGTCCAGGCCCAGGAGGTTGCGAAGCAGCTTGTCGGCCGGCTTGCTCTTGGCGTTACCTTCGGACACCCAGCGCTTGCAGTAATCCCCGAATTCAATATTGATCCGAGTGGCGTGCCAGCTGGCGACCATATCGAGCAAGCAGGCCATTGCAGTGGCACCCCCAACCTTCTCCTCGGCCAAATGTACGCCTGCGATCTTCAGGAACTTGCGTTCATGCTCTTGCAGGCTTTTGCGCGGCAGTGCCGCAGTTACGTTACTCATCGCGCGGCACTCCATACATGCAGAATTTCACCGGGGCGCTGGTCGGTGCGGGCCTCGATCGATACGGCTCTGGACCAGGACTGATATGCCTCCTCAGGCGAGCTTCCAGCGCCAGCCCATGGATGCTGCTCGGACATGCAGCGCCAGATGCCACCCTTTCGCCAAATCTTCACCTTGGGCAGTCGGCCGGTGAAGCCGACCTTGTGCGATGACAGCCAGGCCTGAACAGCGGGCCAGATCACTTCCTGCTCACCAGGCTCGAACTTGGACTTGTTGCCGCTGGAGACTTCGGCCAAGCCGTAGCCCTCATTTGCCACCCACATCACGAAGCCCGTGGGCGAGTGCTCCAGCTCATAGCCCTTCATGCGCCAGCCCCAGTCGCCTGGGTAGTCCCGCAGCGAGGCGGCAATGCGCTCGGCCTCCGGGTAGCGCGTGATATGAACCACATCAGCACTGGGCGGGAGCACCGCCACGCCATCCGTTACGACCGGCTGGTACCCGGCCGGCTCATGCACGGGCGCCAGCACCCGAGCAATCAACTTGAGCGGATTCATCGCAACGCCTCCAGGTCTTCATCCACCACACGAACGCACTCGTCGAACACCTCTTTCGGTACCCGTGCGTTCAACTCGCGCAGGATGGCCTTGTCGCGGCCCTGCCAGGCGGGGCAATTGCGCCTTGCCTCTACGCGCAAGGCCTTCATGTGCTGCATCAGGCGCTGGCGGTCGCGATTGATGTGCTTCAGCGCTGCCTTGGCGCGGTGGTACCAGTCAGGGTTGGAATATTTGCCCTCGGCAACTGCCCTGCCCTTGGCCTGGCCGATCTGGCACTCCAGGCGGATGGCGTCACGGCACAGGATTTCTTCCAGCGCTTCGCACTCAGCAAGGGTGGCCGGTAGCTCGGTCGGGGCGCGGGGGGTGGTGCTGGGCACCGGGGTATTGCCAGTGGCAACAGGCTGCTCGGTGCCGACACGCTTCGTCACGCTCACCGACACGACCGGGGTTGCAGATTTGCCAGCGCCAGCGCGTGGCCACAGATCAGAAAGTTTCATGGTGCTTGCTCCCCTTACGGCGGTTGGAGAAATTCAGGACGCGACCCATCTCGACCTCGTCGTCAGGTGGGAGGCGGTTACCGGCGAAGTTGACGAAGCGGGCGTACTGCCCTTGGCGCTGGACCAGGCACGAGCCCTGCGGGGCCTGGCGCCCCTTATCCAGGATCAGCTCAGTGACGCCTTGCTCGCCCGCCTCCGACTCCGGATCGTGGTGCACAAGGATCACCGCGTCGGCGTCCTGCTCGATCTGGCCGGAGTCGCGTAGGTCGCTGGCCTGGGGCTTCTTGCCCGGGCGGCTCGCCGGGTTACGGTTGAGCTGCGCCAGCACCAGCACCGGCACGCTCAGTTCCTTCGCCAGATTCTTCAGGGCGATGGAAATCTTCGCCACGGCGTCGGTGCGGCTCTGGTTCTTGCCCTCAGTACCCACCAGCCCCAGATAGTCGATCATCAGGATGTCGAGGCCCTGCTCGCGCTGGAGCTTGCGGGCTTCCGAGCGGATGGCGCTCATGGTCATACCGGGGGTGTCGTTCAGGTACAACTGAGCTGCCTCGATCTTGCTGCCCGCAGTCCCGATGCGCTGCCACTCGTCCTCATCGAGGCTCTTGACCTCCTCCATGCGGCGCAGGTCGATCCCGCCCTGGGAAGCGATGGTGCGGACGGTCAACTCCTTCTCGTCCATCTCCAGGCTGAAGATCAGACCCACGCCAGCGCCACGGATAGCAATGTGGTTGACGATCTGCAGGCCGAGCATGGTCTTGCCGCTGCCTGGGCGGCCGGCGATCACCACCATGCTCTTGGGGCGCAGGAAGCCGATCAGCTTGTCCAGGTCAGCCAGGCCGGTGGACAGCTTCGGCGGCGCTCGATCGTCCAGCACCTCCTGCATGCCGTCGAAGACCTTGGGCAGCACCTCGGCCATGCGCCTGTACCCGGCCTTCTCGGAGCCCTGCAGGTCGCGCAAGTCAGCGATGGACTGCTGGGCCTGGGCGATGATCTCGTCCGGAACAAGGCCGTTTGCAACTGCAGCCTTCGCAGAATGACCAATGTCGACCACCTGACGGATCACCGCCCACTGCTTGACCTGCTTTGCGTAGGCCATCGCGTTCGCCACCGAAGGCACGTTCCGGCAGAGTTCCACTGCGAATGCCAGGGTGCCCAGCCCGCTCGGCAGAGTGCGCTGCACATCACCGACCGTCACCGCATCAACCGGCAGCCCACGATCCAAGCAGTCACGGATCACGTCGAACAGGGCCGCGTGGTCGTCGTAGAGGAAGTCGGCACTGGTCATCTGGCTCACGATGTCATCCACCAGCGCGGCGTTGCCATCGAGAGACGCCAGCATGATCGCCCCCAGCACACCGTGCTCGGCCTCGGGGTAGCCCATTACCAGTTCGCTCATGCTTCACCTCGCGCCGAGGCCCAGGTGAACAGGACGGCAGGCCCGCCAGCATCGGTCAGACGGTCGACAGCGCGATCACCCAGGCACTTGCGCAGGCCGGCAAGCCCCAGGTTGGAGATCACGATGGTCGGCATCAGCTGTCGGTACCTCGAGTCGAT